GCTAGAGAATACTCTATGTCTGCATCAGTAGCATTACCAGACGCAAGTGTTGTTTCAAGTGCTGAACATGATGACTCAGGTCAAAGTCAAAGTGGGGCTTTGGAATTATTTAAACAGTTGTTGTTAGAAGGTGATTATGGTGGAACTTCCGCAGCTACTGCTAGGGCTGGTTTTACAGCTAGCTTGAAGTTTGAAAGAGGAACTAATGATTTTATATTGATTGATATACCTACATCGAGTTCTGATTCAGCAGGACCTACAGCAGGTTCAAATGCTATCAACTCTCAAGGTATATTCATTAATGCAGCACCACACAGTATTACAGGAGACAATCCGTTTCAAGTAGATGTGGACATGCTGTTTAGAAGTATAAAAATAAGAATAAGAGATAGTGTACCAGTGTACCCATAAGGAGGACAAATGACACAGAATAGTAAATTTGATGCGTCAAAGTATCAAGTATCAGTAGAAGCAAAGCCAATGACAATAAAGATACCGGAAACGGGTGAGGAGTTTGAGATAACAGTAAAACAATTATCTTGGACTAAAAGAAATCATTTGCTATCTAAGTGTTTTGCTTGGGATGGAAAAACACAAGAAAACAAATTTGATGGTAACTTTTATATAAAAGAATGTATAAAAGAAATGGTTGTAGATGCTCCTTGGGGGCCTACTACAGAAGCTTTTTTGGCTTCAATTGATGAACGTTTAGGAAGTGCTTTAGAGACAATTGTACCTAATGCTTTTGGTGAAGAAGATGATGGGGCAGGAGGTGGAGACCCTAACGAAATAAAAAAAGAGTAATGGCCTTTTTAAAGAGTCCCGGTGAGGTGACTCCAGAGGAAGGCCTTTTGTTTACGTATTGGCTAACGGTTCTTCAGTTATTAAAACTGGGAATCCCATGGGTAGATATAATGGGTTTTAGTGATACAGAAATAAAAACTGTTTTAGGGATTGAAATGGCAATAGCTCAAAAGCAACAAGAAGAACAAGCTAGGGCAATGGCTGCAAATAAAAACAATATGAGGATGTAATGGCGGTAACAACTAAAAGACTTTATAAAGTATATCAAAAAATGCGGGCTACTGATTTTAGAAGTGGAGAGACGTATAAAAGAGCTGGTGCTTATGGGATGGGTTTTGCCGCTGAAAAAGGTAGACAAGGTCTTAGTGCCGCTAACCAAAAAAGAATTGAAAAAGGAATTACTTTTGGTCCTATTGGTACGTTAAAACTTTTAGGTAAAATGGCTGGTAAAGCATCAGGATTGATGGGAATAAACTTCAGTATTGGTTCTTTATTAAAACAATCTCAATTGTTTACAGGTGTTTTAGGTACTATATTTCAAATTTTAGGTGCTATGGTGGATGCGTTTTTAGCACCCCTGATGCCGTACTTTGTCAAATTAATTAGACGTATGGTGACATGGATACCATGGGCACAAGAAAAAGGTGAACAGTTTGCTAACTGGATACAAAAAATATTAGACACAACTAATGGACCAATGGGATTTTTAGGTAAATTTCTTATTGATGGAATAACAAATACTCTTGGTTTAATAAAGGACATAATTGTAACGGCATTACAAGAATGGTGGAACGATAGAAAAGGTGCCATAGGAGATGATTTGAAGAGTTCCTTAAATCCGGGTACTGATTCATTTTTTGGTAATCAGGTTTTAAGAAGAATACCTATTTTCGGGACTGCTCTTAGATTTGGTGATTTAGGAAAAAGTTATTTTGAGGGGGACATCGGAGGTGCAAGTAAATTTGCTCCCGGAGGTCTTAATCCATTTGCTAGCCCGGGGGCCATAGGTAATGCTTCAACTAATCCGGAAGCGGGAATGCATAATTTTAGAAATGGTAACTCTAATAGTGTTGAAGATATAATGTCTGCCCAAGCTGCTCAAGAAATGCAATTTTTTAATTAAAATAGGAAAACTAATTTATGGAAGCTCCTTTATCGGTATTACTAAGAAACAACACTCATGCATCTGCTTCAGTTAGACTTGCTTTAAAAGTAGACCAACTAACTTTGGCTTATGCAAGAACACCTATACACATTGCGATTCCTTTTTCAGAGCCCGAAATTTTTGATTTAGGTTCAACTAGACCTACTATTACTATGTCTGGTCTTGTAGATGCTGTAGGAGGAGACCAATCTAATACTTCATCAGGAACAGATGATGTTTCAGGAAACACTTATGCTTTCAAAGGTATGGAATCATTAACTATTGGAAGCCAAACTTATTATATTCCTTATAAAAACTATTTAGAAGAAAAACTATTAACTTGGACGACAAAAGAAGGACAAGATTTACAACTTGAAATAGGAGATGCAACTACACCTCAAGCAACTTCAGGGGCTTTTTCTACGGGTGGTGGTATTTATCCAATAGCTATACAACAATTTCAATTTGCACTTGCTCCGGGTATGGAAGATAGATATACTTATAGTATACAATGTGTAGCAAAATTTAGAGACGATGTAGCATTTGCATAGGAGTACAATAATATGGCAACAAAAAGACGGTTAAATGCGTTTTATTGGCAAGGTACTTCCGCAAGTGGTTCATGGATTCAATTTATAAAGCGTACATACAACACTAGTACTAATGCATATGATGCAGTTTCTCCGACAGTTAGTTCTGTTATAACTGCATCAATAACAGATAAATTGGGTGAACCAATGTCCTGTAATCTTACAATAAGTAATTCTGCGGCAGACCCTTTTATCAAAGCAGATAGTAACAGTTCTGGTCTTAGTGCAACAGCAGACCCAGCTTCATTAGGACCTTATACTAATGTCGTAAAAGCAATGGATAGGATTTATGTTGAGGATGGGGAAACACATCAAATTTATTTTTATGGGGCAATCGAAGATGTGAATTATACCCATCAACCTAGCACTGGGCAAGTTATTAACATTAAAGCTAAAGATTATTTACAAGAAATTAAAAATAAATCTACTGTCGGAACTTATGGGTATAAGAGAGATAAAACAGCAGACGTACATTTAGCTTTAGAAAAAACTTCTGCTAAAGATGCTGATGAAGAAGTGTATGAAACAGCTCTTGGGGGAAACAGTGGAATAATTAAATCTATACTAGCACATCATTCTGCAAATATTACAAGTCCCGGAAATACTAATGCTGGTGACATAAGTACTTCGGGAGCAGACCCTAGATTTAATGAATCACTTACAAATCATGGTGTACTGGCTGCAGACAATAATCATTTTGATATGAGTTCTGGTGGGGCTACATCAATATTAACTAGAATAAGACAGTTGGCGGCACAAGATACCCATACTGCAAATACGGCAACTTCCGAAGAAACTTTTGGATTTGATTATTATGTTGACGCAAACTTTACCGATGCTAGCGTAAGTAATGTTTTACCTAAAGCTTTTTTTAATTATTTCAAGAGAGGAGCCCGCCCTAGTGATTCCCCGACATATATTCAAAATACAGGTGGGGCAACAGATGGGGATTCTACGTATGGATTAACTATTAAACATCCAAGTAGAAATGAAACATCTAGTGGAGGATTTTTAGAAACAGGACAAAGACAACCTTTATTTAATGGATTCTTTAAACGCCAAAAATTTGATACCTATACTATAGCAAGAGCTTCTTATAAAGAGTTTGCTGTTCCTGAAGGTGGGGAAGATGGAAAAGGCGGTACTGTGTTATCAGGTACAGACAGTGCAGACTTTATGTACGCAAGAGCCGGAACTATCAATAATGTAAACAATACTGCAAATGTGTTTAAGATGGGTTATCTTACAGGAGACAATGGAAACATCGAAGAATCTGAATGGTTAAATGCTAGTGTCGCTACAGTTGCCTCTACAATAGCTAATACAAGTGCAGATACGACTTGTACAATTAGCAGAAATGACAGTATGTATATAGGGCAAATTTTACTAATAGATTCTGAATATGTAAAAGTTAAAACTATAACTGGTGAAACAACCATAGTCGTTTATAGAAATCAGAATAATCCATATACTGGTGCTGCAGGAGCTGGAACTGCTTCACATTCAGCCAGTACAACTATTCATGCTACTAAAGTAGCTAGAATCCAATATATGAATAAATCTGAAGCTAGTACAGGAGATTTCTCGGGGTCTACAACTGCAGACATATTAATATCTCATATTGATGTTTCTTTATTAGACGCTACAGAAAATCCGGGAAAGTTTTATTGGACTACATCAAGTCCTAGAACATGGACAGGTTCTGTGTCTGGCAGTACTTTTGTATTTACATATACTCCTTTAGAGACTACTGAATATCAAAACCCTGTAATGATAGACACTACAAATGAAGAGAGTACAGAAAATGCCGTAAAACGAATTATGGCAACTTTACAGAGAAGAACTGAAGATACTATTAGAGGTTCTGTAATGACTTATAGACCTCCTAGATTTTATTTTGAAGATTCTCCAGCTAGTGTAGACAAGAATTATGACGGTGTTAGTGGTCAAGATAGAATAGATTTATCAGGCAGTAAAAACCCAAGAAACTATGGGTTTATGCCGGGTATGGTGGCAAATAAATTAGATAGTAATGGTAACGCTACTGGTGAATATTTGTATGCTAACACAGTAAACACAAGTCAAGTTATAGGTAAATGGGATAGTGGAAGTGGACTAACTGATGGCGATGAGGAGGATGTTAGATTTTACGTTCCTGTTAGGGCGGGGGATTTAGTTAAGATAAAAGACCAAACTAACAACGTAGACCAACCCTTCTTAATTAGCAAAGTATCATATGATGAAGGAGATGGATTCTCTCTTACAAGGTATGACTTAGCTGCAGCAGAAGATGCTAAAGCAGCAGCCGGTGCTGAATACGCACCACAATACGCTGATGCTAGTTCTGCTGAATCATTTACAAAAAGCTTTCCAACAGAGTTCTTGAATGAATCTGCTGTAATGACTTTTGATATTGAATCTAATAGCCCGACAGCCGTCAACTGGACTGGTGGAACTGTATGGATAGGGACTAAAAAATACGAAAATGTAGCCGCTGGTAGTAATAGTTCTTTAACTTTAGGTACTACTTATAAACTTTACTATACTAAAGGTAGCCGAGTTTTGATTTTAGCAGATGAAACCTCGTGGGAAAGTCTGGTTAAGTACAGAAAAAATATAAGATTAATAGCAACTATTACAGCTGAAGAACCTCAATGTAGTATTATATTTGCTCAAGGTGTGTCTGGAAAACAACCTGATAGAGCCAGTACTATAAAGGTTATCGGAAACAAAGTACAAATTTCTCATGGACTATCACAATCTTCTGCGTATCAACTGTCTGCAATTAATATGGGGTCGGGATTAAATGCTACTGATACCGCTATTACTGTAGATGATGTTGATGGTACGAATAAATTTTATAGAGGGCAAAAAATTAGGATTGGCAATGAAGAAATGAGAGTAACGGCACTTAATAACAGTACAAATGTTGTTACTGTTCGAGCGAGAAAAAATGGGGTTGCTCATGCTGATAATACTCAAGTATATGGTGATACGTTGCATGGGTTGTTTGCCCCAAGCCAACTAAATGATAAACCTGTTACAGATTTCAGAACCCAAACAATAGGCGGTAGCGGTTCAGGTTATGGTAACATAACGGAATCAACAATAATGTCTTTAGGGGCTAGTATTGGGTCCGCTTCTGCAACACAACTTCATGGTATGGTAATGTATGACAGTATTGAACTGGCTAGCACTACCACTACCCCCAATAGACTATATTGGTCTAGAGACGTAGATGATGGTGATGGAGAAGCCGGAGATAATGTTTTAACTCAAGGTTCAATATTTATGTCTGGTTCTTTCTTTTACATAGATGATGCTGGTTCCGAAGGATATAGTGGTGTAGTACCTAACTTTGACACGGATACTTATTTACGATTTGAGGGTTCTAATGTAATGAGTCTTCGTGCCGGTGGAAATACAGCATTAACAGTCAATGCTAATGGTAGTCTTACTATGGGTACAAGCAACATGTATTTCTTTGCTCAAGGTGGTTATTCTTGGGCAGGAGACCCGGATACTTATATAACAGCAGCTTCAGATGTAATGAATTTTTATGCAGGTAGTTATAGAGCTGCTTACATAACTGCCTCAAGTGCTTCGGATGGTAATATTCATGTACGGAATGCGTATTCTTTTATAGAAGATACAGACACTAAAATATCATCAAGTTCTAATACTCTACAATTTTGGTCCGGAGGTAACATAGCGGCTACAATATTAGCTTCTTCAGATTCTGATGGAGCAATTTATGCTGAAAAATATTATACTTGGAGAGATGATACAAATACCCATATTGTTGGGGCTTCAGATGTAATGACATTTACTACTGGAGGTTATAATAGATTAGAACTTAGCTCTAGTGGGGCAGAATTAAAAACTGGTAATGATTACTGGTATGCTCCTAGTGGAGGAGGGTACACTTGGGCTTCGGATGATAATACGTATATTAATCTTTATGCGGCTGATGTTCTAAACTTTGCTACCGGAGGAGCTGCTAGAGTACGAATAGGGGTACAATCAATAGGAGTTACTAAGTCAGATGGTTCCACTCAGAATGTAAGTGTAGTTATGGAGACAGATGGGGGAATTATAACTAATAATACCAGTGCTAGTTATTTTGCATCCGTTAGACCTATTGCAGATGATACTTATAGTTTAGGTGGGGGTTTTTATAGATGGGACAATGTCTATGCAACAAACGCCACAATTCAAACATCTGATGTTAGAGAAAAAGAAAATATTAATGATACTAAATTAGGTTTAGATTTTCTTAAAGATTTACGTCCTGTATCTTATGAATGGAAAAAGAAAAAAGATAACAAAACAAATCAAACTCACTATGGGTTAATTGCTCAAGAAGTAGTAGAATCATTAAAGAAACATGGAATAGATTCTATAGAAGATTTTGGGGGGATTGTTCATGAAGGAGACCCTAAAGGTTTGTATGGGGCTAGATACGAAGAATTTGTACCAATCCTTATAAAAGCGGTACAAGAATTATCTGAAGAAATTAAACAATTAAAGGAGGACCAATAATGGCAGACACTACAATAACTGTGACTTTTACAGAAGCTCAATGGAATAGAATTGTGGCTGCGTCTTCATATATTAAAGGACCAATGGGTTCTGGAAATGTTGATGCAGATTTTTTTTCTACACAATGGAAAGAGAATTTAACTAATCAAGTCAAAGCGTATGAAAGAGAACAAGCGTCAATCGCAGACTTCTAAAATTATACAGTATAGATATAATAACCCACATGATACTCTCCAACAGATTGGGGATGCATTTAATGTGTCGAGACAGTATGTATTTAAAGTACTAAAAAACTATGGAGTTCCTACGGTAAGGGCTAAAAAAATGAAAAATCCCAGACATTGTAAAATATGTGGGGAAATTAGCACAAAATTAGTACATGATGGCACCTGTCACTTTCAGTATTATAATCTAAAAATTAACTGTGCCACCTGTAGAATACCTTTTTATCGTAAACGTAGCCAGATAAAACAAGCATATGAACAAGGGTTTACTTACAACTATTGTTCTCAAAGTTGTTATAGAAAAGGCAAAAGAGCCTTATCCGTGTAGATAAATATTATAATATCTGATATAATATTACTTATAGATTTTCATATTCGAATCTTACGAGATTCCAAACAATCAGAGTAGAATAACGATATGGAAATTAATAATGATTTAGTAATACAGTGGGAACCTAAAATCCAAAAAATGTCCTCATCTGCATTTATAGTGGGAATGGATAAAGAAGATTTAGCTCAAGAGTTGAGAATTTCTTTACTTAAGGCCGCAAAAGCTTATGATGAAGGTAGAGGCATTTCTTTTCATACTTATTTACACACATCTTTAGTCAATACAATCAGAACACTAATTAGTAAAGCTCAAAGAAGACCTGTTCCTAAGAGCATAGATGATTATTATGATTTTTCTGATAATGATAATCCTGTTATACCCCAAGAAATTCAAAATGCTTTAAGGGCAAATGATAATTATGCCCAAGAAATTGAGCTCGATTTGTTAGTTTCATCGCAACATATGTCAAAAAGAGAGCGTAAATTCCTAAAGCTAAAGTTTGAGGGGCTTACCATGGATGAAATAACAGATGACTTGAGAGCCTGTAGAATATGTATTTATTGTTTAGGATATAGAACAGAAGAAAATCAATTGGGAGTACCAGATTTTTCTAAATGTTTGGATAAACAAGGAGATGGGGCTTATAAAATTAGAAACGCACTAAGAGAAAAATTTAGGTGGTTAGATGAAAAGCTTGAAAAAGACTCTGATTCTTAAAGACTTAAATTCTAAAAGCTTATATGAATTGTTTTCATCTTTATATAAGGAAAAACACGGGTTTGAATATGAAGGTGTTGGCTTTATAGGGAATGAAATGCATAAGCTAAAAGTGGTTTTAGAGGATTATGGGCCTGAAAATATTGCTTGTGCTATACTTAATTGTATAAAACGGAACGACAGAACAGTTTCTGTCCCCTATTTTACTGCTGGTATAAAATATTATTTAGTTCCAGATTACCCCGATATTTATTGGGCGGTTAAAAGATATGGAACTCCAGAAATAAAAAAGCTCTGGAATGGTCTTATAGTATTAGATTCTATTTGGCTTCCATCAGCATCACAGAAAAAAGAATTAAAACAAATAAAAAGTAAGTTACAGGAGTGGACTAATGCCCAGACGAAAAAGAGTTCGGGGAAGACTAATACAAAAACAAAAAAATCAACTGGAATTAGAAAAAAAAGTTAAGATTATTGCTTCAAAGAATGACAATACTGACATTTGGACTGAAGGACAGTTTAATACAGTTGAGGAAGCTATAAATTATCTTGACAAGATAGATACGTCTGATGTAACATACAATGTATATTCAGATTCAAATAGGGTAATATATACCAAACAAGGAGGAGTAAGTGCCTAGTCCGGAATTTATAGAATCCGCAGTAATCTTTAATTTAAATACAGAAGGTAATTTACATAATTTTAAACACGTCAAGAATGATTTTGCTAAACATGGAGAAGCATTTGATTGGTTAGTAACTTATTTTGACAAACATGGGGAGTTTCCTTCTCAGGTTGTTTTAGAGCAACAGTTTCCTAGCTTAGATTCTAAAGCAAGTGATACAAATTTTGATTATGCGTACGAACAATTTAAGCGTTCTTTATTACAGAGAAATGTATTAAGGGCGGTTAATTCTAATTCTAATTTAATTTTTGATGACCCTAAGAAAGCTTTGTCTAACATAATGTCAGGGCTAACAGACATCGAAACTGTGTATGACGAAGATGTCATGCCTTATGATAGTGGGGAATTGACTAGATTAGAAGAATGGAAGAATAGAAAACAAAGAAGAAAGTTAGGGGAAGGCTTAATGGGTATTCCTACTAGTTTTGCTTCTTTGAACTCTAGAGGGGTCGGGTGGATGCCCGGAGAATTAATAGCAGCTTTTGCTAGACCTACAATTGGTAAAACATGGCTTTGTGTTCATGCTGCTGCTACTGCAGTAAAGGCGGGGCATAGAACGTTATTAATTTCTACCGAAATGCCTAATCGTGCTATAAACATGAGAATTGATGTAGTGTTAGCAAAACTATATAACTATGAATTTTCTCATATGGCATTACGGCATGGAGAACCTATAAATGAAGCTGACTATAGAGACTTTTTAGAAACATCTAACCAAAAAGATTTGTTGGTAAGTGACCATATTGCAGGTCAGATGGGTTTTTCATTAGAGTCTATTGCTAGTTTAGTCAGAAAACATAAACCAGAGTTTGTTGTGATTGACGGTGTATATTTGATTTCCGCAGGGGATTCAAAATCAGCGGCTTGGGAGCAGTCACACAGATTGTTTTATGGATTAAAAAATCTAGCTACTGCAATAAATACACCGATATTAGTTACTACCCAAGCTAACAGAGAGGCTTCTGATATGTTTAGCCCACCAAAACCTAATCATGTGGCATTTGGAGATGCTTTGATTAGAGCCGCAGACGTGGCGTTAGCCATGTGTGGCGTAGAAGATGAAGACGATAAAAGAATGGTTCAATTCCAAAAATATCGTGATGGGGATTTATCACAGAACATAACCTACATGCAGTGGGGAGTAAACACAGGAGATATAAGAGAGCTACAAGGGTATACCCCAGCCTATTTTATGCTCGAAGACGAATAGGAGGATTGTAATGGGACTTTTAGATTGGTTTGGAAGTAGCGATGATAGCAATATTGTTGTGAAATCTACACGAAGTAAAGGAGATGGTAGACCAATGATTGACATTACTGTAGGAGATATCAGAAAAGGTATTGCTACAGATGAGAATGGTTACCGAAATGAAGTAGTTCTGTTCCTTAGAAAAAACAAAAGGGATAGATAATGGTAGATTGGTACTCTGTATTAACAAAATATGGGGTTGATGTACCTTACGAAGAGCAGGTGATGATTAGCTGCCCTTTTCACGATGACAGAAGAGTTTCGTGTTCCTTAAATTTAGATTTAGGATTATGGATTTGTTTTGCTGGTTGTGGTCAGGGCAGTTTGAAAGGATTTATATTCAAACTTTCCGGCAAGTCTTGGGAAGAATTAAGTTACGAATTAGATGATAACTTAGATATACAATCTACAGAGCTTGATTCTGTTTTTTTAGAGCAAGAATTAGAAGATGGATACCGAGAAGTAGGTTACGAAGAACCTGAAAACCTAATGGAAGTGCCTAACAACCATTGGATATATGACCGAGGCTTTACAAAACAACTAATATTAGAGTGGGATTGTAAGGTAAATCAATATTCAGACTTTATGATTCCGGTTAAAAATACAGATAATGAAGTTCTTGGTTGGATTTCTAGGCGTTTACAAGCTGTTCCTAAGTATTTATTTTCTAGGGGTTTTAAGAAATCACAAACGTTGTTTGGTATAAACCACATAAAAGAAGAGCAAGAACTTTATATAGTAGAAGGTGCTTTAGATTGTATGTGGTTACAGCAGCATGGTTATGCTAGCGTTGGTGTTTTAGGTGCTAACCTTTCAAAAAAACAAATTGACTTGTTAGGTGAAATTAATCCATCACGAGTGGTATTAGCATTAGATAACGATGATGCTGGTGGCAAAGGTATGCAGAAAGCAACCCTTGACATCAATGAACGTTTCCTGATATCATACTTAAGACTACCAAAAAAATATAAAGACGTTCAAGAAATCCGAGATGTCGAGACGTTACGTACGGTATTACAAAATAAAACAATAATATAATAGGAGATTTAAATGAGTGGTATTGCAAGAATACAACGCAAAAGAGAGGACTTAAGAAGACCTCAACAACAAACTCAAGCCCCAAGTAGAGAAGTTTGGTTCAAAGATGGTGACCAAGTTTTTCTTTCATCAATTGCGACAGGTAATGAAGAAGATAAGTTTATGGACGAAATAAACCTATATACTTTTAGAATGGGTAACAGATGGATAAACTTGCTAAAAGATGAAACTGTAGATGACAGTATAGTTCCTGAAGGTACTAGAGCGTCTAATAAGTTTGCTTTTTGGGCATATGTTCACAGAATAGTACACTTAGACAGACTAAATGACGATTGGACAGCTGTAGAAGGACCCGGTGGAAAAATGATGTATAGAGAAGACATCAATGATTTTAGAATTGTTAGTCTAGGTTTTGGGCGAAACGACTATGTTTGGGACCAACTGTCTGGTATTTATAGTGATTGGGGCGGATTAGACAAAGGAGTTATCAGAATTAAGAGAAGTGGTGCTGGATTAGAGACTTCTTATACTTTGTCAGCAACTCCACAAACAGAAGAGATACCTGAAGAAAGAAAAGCTGAGATAACAGAATTACCTTTAGTAAAAGAATACTTTCTTGAGAGATATGGTAAAAACATTGAGTTATCATTAGGAAGTGAGCCACAAGCTACTACTCCTGAAAAGCCTTTGTTCTAAGTTACATGACAATTGTAACACCGGAAAACGCAGACGAGCAGTTACATCTGTTGATGGAACGCTTGGATAAAGATTCTGTTGTTGTTGTAGATGTTGAAACCACAGGTTTAGAAGTACATGATGATGATTTTATTTGTGGTATTGGCGTTGCCCAATTAGATAGTGATTTTTCTCAGTACTACCCAGTAGCACACAATCATAACTGTGAAGTTGAGCGTAAGAACAAAAAGCAGAAAGAGCTAGAAGAACGTCTAATTTGTGACGAGTGGTGTAAAGATGGTAAATATCAGAATGTTGATTCTGTAATTATAGAGTCTTTGATTAATGTACTAAATGACGAAGTTTTTGTTAGTACTTTTATTGGGCACAATATAAAATTCGACTTACATTTTTTATCTAAACTTGGTTTGAAAGTTAGTAATAGAAAACTAATTGATACATTAGTTATGACTAGACTTACAGAACCTAAATCTGATGAGAATGTTGGTATAGGATTGACTGCAACGGCTCAGAGAAGATTTGGGGAAGCCGCAGGACAGTATGATATAGACCTAAAGACTACTATGAAACAAAAGAAGTGGGTTGGTAAGATAGGTTGTTTTTGTCACGAAGCAGTTGATGAAAATGGTAAATCTATAGACCTCGGGCATGGTGGTTATGACAGAGCACCAATTAACTTAGTCGGTCCTTATTGTGAGCAAGATGTTTTAGTAACAGCAAGGCTTTATAACAATTGTTTAAAAAAGATAATTGATACAGGACAAACTGGTATTTATGAACTTCAATGCCAATTAACTAAGACTTTGTTTGACATGGAAGGACGTGGTATTGGTATAGATAACTTTTATGCTAAGTCTGCCAAGAATGCTATCTTGATTAGACAAGAGGTTGTTGAACGACAAATATATAAATTAGCAGGAAAAGACTTTGATATACTTAGCCCAAAACAAGTTGGGGAAGTCCTAAATGGTATGAACCCACCGATACATTCTCCTGTAAAGACTCCAAAGGGTGAAGAATCGTGGAATGAGGCGGCACTTATTAATATAAATCATAGGATTGCAGGATTGATTAGACAATACAGAAGTCTTGCAAAGCTTATATCTACTTATTTAGACCCATATATTAAGAAAGATGTGAAACATACGCAGTTTTATAATTGGGGCACTTCTACTGGGAGATTATCTAGTCAGAGTCCTAACTTTCAAAACATTCCAAGAAACCATTTTAATCTAGAAGAACATGAATTATCTGATGCAGAGAAGGTGGATATTAGAGGAAAGATTGCAGCAATGATTTCTCAAAAAGGTATTGTCGCTACGCAAGAACTTTCAGATGATGTCTTGTCTACTTGGGCATATATTGGAGATGAATCATATAGTGAAGAAGATGATGCTCAGATATCAATTAGAAGGTTATTTATTCCACGTTCGGGATATAAGTTGGTGGGATTTGACTATCAACAAATGGAAGTTCGTGTTTTTATGTCTTACTTTAGGAACAAAACTATTGATGAAATACTAAACAAAGATGATGTAGACTTTCATAGTGAGGCAGCCAAGCTTGCTTTTGGGGTAGATGAGTCACATGAACGTTTCAAAGAGTTTAGACAGTACGCTAAAGCGGTAACTTTCGGCACTATTTACGGTATAGGCAACAAAAAGCTGGCTCAACAGCTAAGTACTACACCACAAGAAGCTGGGAAATTCAAGAAACAATACTTTCAAGGAATGAAGGGTTCAAAGGAATGGTTTGATAAAGTGGTAGCCACAGCCGGGCGGAGAGACATCTTAATGAATCGTTATGGGCGGGTGTATAGAATTGACCCTAAATTTGCTTATAAAGGTGTAAATTACATGGTACAAGGTACTAGTGCTGACTTATTGACCGAAAGGATGATAGAAGTAGACAAATACCTTGCTGATAAGAAAAGTCATATATTAGTACAGGTTCATGATGAAATTATATGTGAGATACATGAATCTGAGTTAGATACTATACCTTATGAGATACAAACTTTACTAGAGCAGAACTCTAAAAACATACCTTTGAAAGTAGACATGGAAGTCTTTACTCCTTCTTGGGCGACCAAAAAAGAATTGAAGCCCATACCAGCGGAAGATTATATTGACTGGAGCTAAATAATGCCTAAATATATTTTAAAAGAAGAACTTGAAAAATATGAGATAAAAACGGGAACCTCCGGAGTTGATGTTCCTTTAGATGAGCATACTATATTACGAGCTGATACTTTTGCTCGGGGCATGGAACAACGAAAGCCCAACGAAAAACAATATCAAAAAGATGGTCGGAATATTAGGAAAAGAACAGACACTGGAAAAAAAGCTGAATTAGCGGTGGAACAAATTATTCAAGAGACTTACACTGATGATACTATTAGTGATACATCTGAGCACAACCATCCGGATTTAAAGTCATTAGGCATGAAGATGGGAGTAAAAGGGGTTACACCTCCATATTTTCCGGTTATTTTTAAAGAATCAAAGATTCCCGAAATAATTGCTATTGTTTTCCCAACACATGTAAAAGTGTTAGGAGTTGCTACTGTAGACAATTTAAATGCTTTTCAGTGGGATAATGGTATAGGAGACCCAAACCTTAGAAAAAAAAGAACTAAAACAACTTTTTGGAACTTTGAGACCATTATACCCTTCCGTTCCAGAAAACAATTAGAAGAAATATATCACTTTACTAGACTGGGATACTACATTGACTGGGGCTAAAAAACTGCTAGTATAAATATACAATGTCTAAATATAACGAAGAAGCAATAATAAAAGAAATAGCTGAGTATGTAAACAATACATACGACCAGCACTACAGTGAGGGTGAGGTACAGACCTTAGACTTTATAGAAGCCTGTGGTGATGCTAAAGCTTTCTGTCGAGGAAACATTCTAAAGTACGCTTCAAGATATGATAAAAAAGGAACCCCCAGAAAAGATATACTAAAAATAATACACTATGCAATGTTACTATTGCATTTTAATGACAAAGGAGAAGATGATGCCAAAAGTTAGTGCCCATTTAGGGTTTACATTTAGAGTAGGTCCACTAGACCAAAATCAATATGGTAGAGTAGATTTGACTGTAGACCAAATAGATACAGAAATTCCAATAGAACCACAGTTAGAAGATTCTAAAAAAGTAGCTGATGTTGTGTGGGAATTTATAAAAGGAAAGGTAGATGCTCAAATAGAGGATATGTTAGATGACGGTGAATAATTCCTCTGAAAGAGCCCTTGTCCTTGAAGCTGTTTTAGCTGAACGTGAACGCCAAGACGCATCTTTTGGCGAACAAAACCATGATGATTCTTGGTGGAATCTATTACTGACACAAAAACATGGTAAGGTAACCGAAGAAATTTTTGGTTATAGTGATACCAAATTATTTATTGAAATTGTTCAAACCTGTGCTACTTATTTTGCATGGGCTGAAGCTATAAGAAGGAGAATGAAGAATGGAAAATAGTGCTGAAGAAGCAATAGAAAAACTGTTAAAAAAGAAATCTTTGAAGTTTATTAGAGGGGATAGTGATACATTTATCAATAATAGAATACCTTTTGATATTCCGGCTTTAGATAAGCTTACTGGTGGGGGTATCCCATTCAAAAAAATGACTCTTATATATGGTCCAACAAATGTAGGGAAGTCTTATTTAGCATCTCAAATAGTAGCTAATGCTCAAAAAATGGGTGGTAAAGCTGTGTGGGTAGATACTGAATTATCTTACGATAAAGACTGGATGGAAAGATGTGGAGTAGATAATGCTAAGATATTAGTTTCTCAGCCTACTACTGGTGAAGAAGCTTTAGAGCATGTTAGAGAGGCAATGGTAGAAGGGTTTGAAGTTATTGTGCTTGATAGTATTGCTGGTTTAATCCCATCCGCAATTTCAGAAGAAGTTGCTAAAGGAGATTTTGCTCATAGCCCTATGGCTTGGCAAGCAAGATTTGTAAATAGTTCCTTCCCAAAACTTTTTCCATATTTGCAACATGGGTCAGCATTTGTAGCTATAAACCAAGTACGTGCTAGTATGGGGCCTGTAGCATTAGACAATATGCCTGCAGGGCAAGGGCAAGCATATTTTGCCCATTCTATTCTACAAGTACAAAGAAAAGGTTGGATAAAAGAGAACGACCAGAATGTTGGTTTTGATATGAGTATTAGATTACGAAAAACAAAAACTGGCGGTGAGAATTGGTCTTCTGCTATTGTACCATTTAGAGTAGCTGGTGGTATTGATGTTCTTGAAAGTTATATTAGAGATGCAATTGACCAGAAACTAATTACTCAAGCTGGGGCTTGGTATACTTATGGTGATATTAAAGCTATGGGGTTAAATGGGATAAAAGAAAAGTTTATAGAGGATGATAAGTTATTTACAAAATTGAAAGATGAACTTACCTCCTAGAGACTATACAGAGCAAGAGCAGATAATTGCTAGATGTTTAGACGAGTTTGGTTTACGTTACGAACAACAAGCATATTATCATCCTTACATAATAGATTTTTATATACCGGAAATAAAAATGGCTGTTGAAGCAGATGGGGTGTATGGACATCTATCAAAAAGGGACAGAAAGAGGGACAAAGACTTACTATCTCTTGAAGATATTGAGTATATTATACATATAAAAGAAACTACGTTAGAAAAAATAAGGGAATCATTATGGCAGGAATTAACCAAATTAGACCCGTAAAAAAGAAAGTAAAAAAAAGTTTATTTACTGAAGATACTTGGTTGATAAATCAAATAGATGAGCACTTAGAAGGCGTAATGGACGCTCCTAGAGAAGGTGTTTTTTATCCATCTGCATTAGGAAACCCTTGTGATAGATACTTGTGGTTGTGCTATAACGGCAAAATGGTTAGTCAGACTTTGTCTCCTAACTTACAAAGAATATTTCAAAATGGTAGCTTCTTAGAAGACCGAGTAGACAGATGGTTAGAAGAAATGAATTTATTGATTGACCGAGAAGTTGCTGTAAAACAAGATATTCCACCTATTTCAGGTAGGATTGACTTTTTGATTCAACACTATAATTATGGAGAACATCCTATAGAATTAAAATCTATAAATACTTCAGGGTTTTATAAACTAAAAGCCCCAAAACCAGAACACGAAATACAATTGCAAATCTATTTAAATATTGGGGACTATAATCAAGGAACTGTTTTTTATGAAAATAAAAATGACCAGAAAATAAAAACATTTGTAATTGAAAGAGATATTGAAAAATGGAATGAGATTTTAAACAGATGTTTTAAAATTCAAGATATGTTAGCGAGACCTACTGATTGTACTGGTAATTCGTGGTGTGCTTGTAGAAAGGTTGGGGCTGGATAATGCAACAAAGAGAAACCCCTTGGACTCCTATAAAAGCTATTTCAAGAGCTAAAAAAAGTGTAGAATCTTTTGGTATACCTATTTTTGACCCAAATTTACCGAAAGAACATGATTTATTATTCGGGGAGCTGGCAAGTTATCCTGATAATGAGTTAGAAAAGTTTTTAGTTATTTATGGTGGATACAAAGCATCTTTGGAAACTAAACTTGCAGATATAGAATCTGTCGTTGGGGCTTTAGAAGCGGCTTTTAATGAAGGATATAATACAGCTTTACATCAAGTAGCTAAAGAATATGAAGAGTCAGGGACTAAAAAGCCTACTAGAGAAGAGTTAAGAGGTGAAGTAATGACTCGATTTGATGAATTAAGGGAACAGAAAAAAGATATAATTGACCAAACCGTTGAGCTAAAAAGGTTTCAAGGGTTGTTAAATACTTATACAACTGCTTATCAAACAGTTAGTAGGGTTGTAACTTTACGGACTAAACGGGCAGAAAGTATTTAATTTTTAGTATAATATAGTATGGAATTTATGGGATTAGACACATCCTCATTTGCTATCCATGCTGTAATTATAAATGATAAGGAAGAAATTACAGAAATGTATAAATGGGAATGTGATAGAAAAGCGGAATATACAGACAGGTTTCCGGAATTAATTAATAATTTTAAAATCGGTCTTGAAGATATTGATGTAAAGTACGCAGCTTTAGAAGATGCTGCTCCAGTTATGTTGGGGCGTTCTAATAATTACACCAAACTTTCTCGAGTAGTTGGGGCTGTTTGGGCTTTCTTAATTGATTCATATATTGATACTTCGTTTGTTCCGCACGGTACATGGAAAAAAGCAACTGTAGGAAAAGGAAACGCCAAGAAAGAAGATATAATGAAATATGCAACAGAAAAGTGGGGAGACAAATTCCCCGAACAAGATTATGCAGACGCAGCATGTCTAGCATTATGGAACAAGAGGAGGTTCTAGTATGAGTTTAGCTGGTGGATTAACTAAGGTAGTTAGAGGTTTTCAAATGTTCTTTCCGGGAAAGAAGGAAGGACCTAAGAGGGAATATAAAGATAAGTTTCCTAAGAAGCTTCCTACTATAGAAGATGTAAAAAAGAAATATGGTACTGTTGTTTGGTGTAAATTTACAGACTGTGGAAGTAATCAACAAGTAAAAGATTTACAAAGAACTACAGGTACTTTATTGAAAAGAACTAATTATACACCTATTGCAGAACAAGAACATATATGGGCTGGGATATGTACTAGAGGAGAAATAGGTATGCAATACGATGCTATAAAAATGCCTCATGGAGCTAAAATAAAATTTCCAAGTTGTTACACAGCTCACACAGATAAAACAGGATACTGGGATTTTTCTCAATTCCTAAACTCAGATGGAAGTCCTTTAGGTGGGAACATTGATTCCCAACATGTTTCTGACGAGGGATATGGAATGATGGATGACAACAGTATATATGACAATCTTAAAGACTAATTATGCCTAAACATATACCAGATGAAATAAAACTAAAAGCAATGGAACTTTTTCTTCGGGGGGACAAAACAGCTAAAGAAATAGCTGAAGAAGTTTCTACTGAAGAACACAAAGTTGCTCCGCCTACTATTTATATGTGGGCGAAAAAAGATAGATGGAGTGAACAAAAAGCTGTTGCAATAGCAGACACACAAACAAAGCTAGCAGAATCAGAAGGCCAAAGATTTACTAGGTTACAAGCCGAACAGTTAGATGGCTATACAGAAATAGCTAATAAAGCTGTTAGAGAAATGAGTGAGTTGCATTATGATAGGGCTTTAGATGCAGCTAGGGCTGCTGATATAGGTATAAAAGGACAGAGAGAAGTACTTCAAGGTATGATAAACCTAGAGTTTGTTCAAGATATAATGACTGTTTTAATTGAAGAGATATCAGACCAAGATACTCTACAAAGAATTGGTGTAAAACTTAAAACTATTGAGCAAAAACATAGGGACATATAGAAATGGCTAAAGACATTATTAGTGTCGGTGGGGCGTTTGATATGCTTTCCGATGGTTTATTAGAACAAAAACGATACGAAGTCGGAAGCTTTAGAGAGTTTATTGAAAATATATGGGCTCAATCATATGACAATCCAGAGTATTTTAAAGCTTGGCATGTAAGTTTACTTGCCGAAGATATTGAAGAATGTTTAGAAACAGGTTTGAATTATGTTGGGGTATTACCCAGAGGACATTTTAAATCAACTATTTTAGGACATGCTTTTAGTGTTTGGAGATTATTGAAAGCTCCTAGAGATATGTCTATACTTTATCTATCTTATAGTGATGGTATGGCTAAATACCATATTGCTGAGATAAATAAAACTATTGCGAGAAACCCTATTATTCCGGAACTGTTGATTAATAGAAATCCGAAGGCTGACTTCTCAGCTAGATTTTATAAGAACAATAAACCCATGGAAATTATGCATGGGGGTTTGTTTTCTTTCAAACGAGGTATGCACGTCAATGGTGCTTTAGTTGCTGATGACGTATTAAGAGACCCAGAGAACCCATTGAACATGGGACAAATAACTAAGGTAGAAGACCACTTTATGACAGAGTCTATGTTCATACCATTGAAAGAAGCTCCTGTTATTGTTGTGGGGACACCTATGATGCCAAATGATATATTGGCTAAGTTACAAGATGATGAACGATTCAAAGCTAGGGTATTACCAGCACTAGACCCAGTGCCCGGTAGAAGAGTATTGGCTCCAGAAATAATGAGTGAGAAGTACTTGTTAGCACAACAAAAAGCTAGACCTAAGTCTTTTGCTTCAGAGTTTATGTTGATTCCGCATTTTGCTACGGAGTCTTATTTTGATGCTGAAGATATAGAAAAGTGTGAAGATGACCTTTTACGCTCTGTACCAGCTACTAAAAAGTATACTGATTTACTGCCAGAAGATTTTGTTTTTGGTGGGTACGATGTAGGAAAGAAAAAACACCCATCCCATTTAGTAATATTTAAAAAGCGTGGGGAAAACATTGAGCAAATACATTCTTCCTTTTTAGATGGTTGGAGTTACTCTGACCAGATAGAATATTTAAATGAAGTGGCAGACAACTTTGATATGACTTCGGGCTATGTAGATAACACTAGAGGAGAATTAGAAGACCGTGGATTAGACGCTAGATGGAGACCTATGCATTTTTCACAAAAAAGCAAAAATACCATGGCTTCGGTCTTTGAAAATTTTGTTCATTCAGGTATATTAAAACTAATAAAAGATGAAAGACAGAAGCAGCAGATTCTGTCTGTAAGTAATGAATTGAAAGCTCCCGATACTCCAATGGGTCATGGGGACGCTTTTTTTTCAATTGCAATGGCATTACAGGCAGCACATGATACATCATATAAGTTTGTAGATTTAGGAAATGCTTCGGACTGGTTTAATGCAATTAGTCCCGGGGAAACCCCGGAGAGCCGTAGGCAAATGGATAATGAACGAAAGGGTGCTGATTCCGAAGTTAATCCATTACAAATGCAACCAGTAAACCCTAGTGAAAGGGCTAGCTCTGCACCAAACCCGCAATGCGGTGACCCTGTTTGTAACCCATCTTTTTGGGTTCCGGAAAGAGGACTTTGCTTGTATTGCAACTTTAGACAACAATAGAATACTATTACAGGAGAAATTAAATGATATTAGAAAATAAAATAGAAACACGCACAGAAGATAAATCTACAATCACAGACCAAGCAGAGGTTATTTTAGCTCACCGATATTATTTAAAGGATACTGATGGAGATGTAATTGAAAATTCGTCTCAACTTTTTTCTAGGGTAGCTTCGGCTGTTGCTAGTATTGATATACAGTATGGTAAACTTCCTGTAGATGCTCAATTAACTGAGAAAGAATTTTATAACATAATGTCTAATTTAGAGTTTGTCCCTAACTCTCCGACTTTAATGAATGCTGGTACAGAACAAGGAACTCTTTCCGCCTGCTTTGTATTGCCTTTAGAGGATAGTATGGAGGGGATAATGAAAGCAGCACACGATGCAGCAATGGTCCAAAAATTTGGCGGTGGGACAGGATTTGCTTTGTCTAAATTAAGACCTAAAGGGGACAGAATTAAATCTACTCATGGGATTGCTTGTGGTCCTATAGAAGTACTAAAGACACTTTCAAGGGTGTCATCTATGATTACACAAGGAGGAAAAAGGGATGGTGCTAACATGGCAGTAATGTCTATTTATCATCCTGATATATTAGAATTTATTGAATGTAAAAAAGTCGAAGGTGAGATACACAACTTTAATATTTCTGTAGGGGTTGATTCTAATTTCATGAAAGCTGTAGAAGGCAACATGGATTATAATTTAATTAATCCTAAAACCAATGAAGTTGCTGGTTCACTTAATGCCCGAGAAGTATTTGACAAAATAGTTTACGGGGCTTGGAGAAATGGTGAACCCGGAATGATATTCTTAGACCAAGTAAACAAAGACAACCACGTAACTGAAACATATGGAGAGATGATTGCTACTAACCCTTGTGGTGAACAACCATTGTTAGGTAATGAATCTTGTAATTTAGGTTCTATAAACCTAGCTAAGTTTTATCAAAAAGCTGATGGTCCTTCTCATAGTTGGGACGAAAAGGTAGACTGGAATCGGTTAGAGTGGGTAACAAGAAAGTCTGTTCACTTTTTAGATAACGTCATAGATGCTAATAAATATGCAACCGCAGATATTGAAGAAATGACAAAGGCAACTCGAAAGATTGGTTTGGGCATTATGGGTTTTGCTGACTTATTAATACAAATGCAAATACCCTATGAGTCACAACTTGCAAGAGATGCCGGAAGTAAAATAATGAAATCTGTTAGAGAATGGGCAGATGATGAGTCTAAGCAATTAGCTAAATCTAGAGGAGCATTCCCTGCATGGGAAAATAGTAATTACGATAAACAAACAGAAGTCTACAGAAATCATTGTAGACTAACAGTTGCTCCAACCGGTACTATATCAATGATAGCTGATACATCTAGTGGTATTGAACCTACATTTGCATTGGCTTGGAAAAAACAAAACATACTAGAAGGTAAGACACTAAACTACGTAAACAAGTATTTTGAACAAGATGCTAGAAAGCATGGTTTTTATTCAGAAGATTTAATGGATTATTTGGCAGAAGGCGGTTCACTGGCTACTGTACCTGAAGTTCCAGATTGGGCTAAAGCAGTATACGCTACAGCACCGGAAATATCTCCAGAGGACCATGTTCTGATGCAAGCAGCATTTCAAAAAGCTTGTGATTCGGGTATCTCTAAAACAATCAATTTCCCAAACTCTGCTACTAAAGAAGATGTAGAAGACGCTTATATGTTAGCATGGAAAGAAGCATGTAAGGGAATTACTGTCTATAGGGCGGGTAGTCGAGAAAAAGAGGTCCTTGTAAAAGGTAACGCAGACAAATCAGAGCAGCCAACATTGACTGGATTTGAAATAGAAGAAAATGTTATTGATAAAACAGTTGATATAAAATGTTGTGCTACACCAAATGTAGTGTTTGCGGATGGTTGTGAAACTTGTAAGTCTTGTGGATGGAGTGCCTGTTTAATTTCATAGGAGGTTAAATTGGATAAAGAAGAACGGAAAAATTTTGATAATACATATTACAATCATCAGGAAGAGATGAAAGGCATATCTGCGATTTTAGATAGCCAAGAATATTTGAAAGAACAAATTATTTTATTATCAGAAAAAGTAGATAAATTAACTCTTTTGTATACTGATTTACAAGAGAAGTATGTTCATGAAAACAATCAACTTCGTCAAGAATTGACGGGTAGAAGATAAATCAGAAAAAAGTAGTATAATATAAATAGAGAAGTTTTAGGAGAATAGTATGGTAATAGGAAATATGCTTTCCGACTCAGGTCAACAATATGTTGCCACTAAAGATGATACGGGGACTTGGAGGATACTGAACACTTGGCATGAAGAGTTGAAAACTATGAATGCTGATGATGATATTTCAGACGATAGTCCTGCTGTAGTTGTTTTGTCTGAGGGACAATTTATTTCATTAATCAAAGAAGCAGCTAGTCAAGGTGTATTAGAGAATGTAAATATTTCTATGGATGCCGATACTGCTGAATTAGAAGATGAAATTGATAATAAAAACCAAGAGATAGAAAAATTAAAAGACCAGTTAAGTGAACTAAAGGAAGAGAAAACTAAAATTGAAAAGGTTGCTTCTCATTCCGAAGAGTTTGAATTAAAGGAAAAAGCTATGGATAATATATTAAAATTAGTATCCATGCAAGATATGACTAAACTAAGCAGGGATTAATAATGAAACTATCCGAATATATGCCTCAAGTTCCCCAAATGCAACAACAAATGGCGGACTTAAATAAACAAATTAGTTTACTAGATGTTATGAAATCTGCGGGGGACACAGGTAGTGCTCCTACTGTTGGGTTAGACCAAATTGTAAATACATGGGTACGTCACCAAATGGCGTACAGACAACAGTTAGTCCAAGATTTACAGACTGTTGTTATGTCTGTTGAAGAAATCAGAGGCCCCTTATCCCACATAACAGGTGAAGTTTTTAGACGTGGTATAGAAATAATACCTACAAAAGAAAACGCTGATAAAGAACAAACAGTTAAACTAAAAAATTGGTTAGACGACTGTAATGTGTTTGACCAAAGTCTAGAAGAAGTACTTAGACAATTTCATATGGACTTAAATTCTTTAGATGATGCTTTTTTGTATATGGCTAAAGAATATAAAGACGAAGGAAATGGAAACGTTACTTCTAGATTACAAGAAATTAGAAGACTAAACCCAGCACTTGTAGAGTTTGATTTAGACTCTGCGGGCTTACCTAAGAATGCTCATTTCTTATGTTTGATTCATAGAGAGCTTGTACAAGAAGCATCCGGTACTTGTGAACGAGAAGATTGTAATGTTAAGCTAGTTCCGGCAATGTACAAATATTATCACAGAAGCCAACACTTATATTTTACAGACACTGAAATTATTCATTTGTCTAAGTTTTCTCCATCCGAAACATATGGATGGTCTCCAATACTTACGATTTTTGAAAAGGCACTAACCTTGATTGGTATGGATAAAAATTTATACCGATTCTTTTACGAAAGAAAAATGCCTGCTTCAATGATTATGGTCACTACAGATGACCCAGAGAGTCTAAGAAGAGAAAGAGAGCATATTGCAGCTCAAACTCGGTTAGACCCTAACTATGTTCCTATGGTGGCAGTCTCAGCAAGAAACCAAAGAGGTAGGGTGGATATGGTGAGGCTGTTCCATACTTTACAGGAAATGGATTATTTACCTGTTCGGGAAGAGATTAGAGAACGTGTGGCAGCTATGTGGGGTGTTACCCCAGCTTGGCAAGGTGCCCCTGATGCTTTTGGGGGTATGTCTTCACAAACTCAACAACTAGTAGTTATGAGTCGTGTGGTTGAAGGTGACCAAAGATTAATTCATGAAAAAGTATTCCCTAGAATTTTAGAAGCTTTTGGTATAACTGACTATGATTTACAATTACCACAGCCAGAAGAAAAAGCTGAAAACACAAGAATTTCTTTTGCACAACAAAAAATATCTATTGCTAATCAATTCTCTCAATTAGGCTTTGATGTAAAACTAAAAGAACAAGATGTTCCTTTTTGGGAAGCTGACTTTATTGTTAGTGGTAAGCCTGTACCTACAGCACAAATGCAGGCAGAACAAACTGCTTTGGGTATTGAGCAAACTCGAAAAGCTATGGAACAAGAAGAACAACAGCAGCAAGCTATGGCTGAACAACAAGCTGCGGCTGCTGAAGAAGGTCCAGTGGCTCCTGAAGAAGAAGGTGCTGAACCTATTCAAGCTATGCAAAAAGCTTATAAGCCGCCTTCCCAGAGAAAGTTTAAAGGGAGAACGGGTGGAGTGACTCCTGATTGGTCTGACAAACACCCAGACGAAGAAAGAGACATTGATAAATATACTGAAGCAAGGGAGAAAAATGAACTAACTTTATCAAAAGGTTGGGTAGAATCATTAAATGAAAAGGGTTTTTCTGCTCCTGTCATAAAAGAAATAACACCTGATTTATCACAAATGTGGTTTTCAGAAAACAATGTAGATTATATAGCACAGCTATCTGGAAGTGGTGTTACTACAATTGAAAAAGCTATTTTTGGTGATGCAACTAGATTTAGTAGATATAAACAAACTGGTAATAGGAAGCCTACAGAACCAACAAAAATTGATATAGACGATGAGTAAGTTACAAAAACAAATTAAGAATGATTTAGAACTGCCTAGAGGTGAAACAAAAGTACTTCAGGCGGAAGATAAAGATTATGATAGAGGTTTACTTGTAAAACTTTTAGAGGATGGAGGCTATGATGTTGTTTATTGGTATGACAAATTGAAAGCGTATCCTATTGAAGTATTAGTTGATGGTGAGTCTGTAAAGAAAGATGCTAAAAAAGTTACATTTAAGTTTCACCCAGAACTACAGAAAGCTTTAGATTTATCTAAAGAGAATGGTGGTGGAGGAAACGGAGGTGGTGGCGGTGCTGCTACTTCAGGTTCTTTTGGTAGTGGTGGAGGTACAGTATTTACTTCAACCAACTCTGGTATATATTCTCCAACTTATGGTGGGGGTAGTCGGAGGAGACCAAAAAAACGAAGAAAAAAAAGTGGTATAGATAAACTTGCTGATTTTGTAACTGACAATTCTCCTGAACGTAAAATGATAAAAGACCTTGCATCTTTTGTTATTAAGGCTCTTGAGAAAGACGAAAAAAAATTTCAAGAAGGTAAAAAATTTAGACAACAAACTAGTTCTACTGAAATGAATGATAACATTGCCCGTGTTGATTACCAAAAGGGTTGGATGGGTGGATATCAAGCTGATTCTCTAGCTCGGGGTGGGGAAAAAGACCGAGATAGTTATGTTAGTGATGAAATAGAAGAGGAAACAGAAGAAAGGGAGTTCAAATAAATGTTGAACTCACAAACATTATATGATAACCTATGTTCTAAATGTAGAGGTCATATGTATATAAACGAAGATGAGGACTTACAGTGTTTTACTTGCGGTAAAATATTAGTAGTCACAGTGCGGAGGCATTATGATACCACAAATAGCTCACTCAGAAATAAAAAGAAGGAGAGCACTAGGTTGGACATGGACCAATCTAGCAAAATGGATAGAAGAAGAGTACGGAACGAAGGTTCATCGAACAACCATTCAAAGATGGTACGACAAACAGGTTTGGGCGGACAATCAAGAGGACTTACCGCAGGAAGATAGTTTATCTGACCGAATAAAGCTCGATAAAAAAGTCGCAACACATAAAAGTGAAGCTAATCTTTACAAAAAACTTTACCAACAATCTTTAAAAGACAACACTAAACAAGAACTTATTGTTGAAGCCATACAAGAGTTTGCCAAAGCATTTCCAGCTGTTCCCTTAAGGCAATCTAAAAACACTAAAAAAAACCCTTTCGGAGAGAAAAGTCAAATTATGGTTGCCCCTTTAGCTGATACCCACATAGGAGAACATGTATTCAAAGAGCAAATGCGGGGCTTGAATGAATATAACTTTGATATATTTAATAAACGTATGTATGGTTGGGTCAATGAAATCCTAAAGCACGCTTCGCATAGAAGACAGGTGGTGTCTGTAGATGAACTAATTATCCCAATGTTAGGTGACATGATTAGTGGAGACATACACGAAGAGTTAGCTAGGTCTAATATGGCTAACTGTATGGAGCAAATGAGTAGGGGAGCTAGTATTATTGGACAAGCTTTGATGTATCTAGCACCACACTTTACAAAAATTAGAGTTCCTTGTGTAGTTGGTAATCATGGGCGAATGACAAGAAAACCTCCTATGAAAGATAAGTATATGGATTGGGATTATATGCTTTATCAATGGTTGGCGGCATTTTGTAAGAATCAAGAAAATATAGAGTTTCATATTCCTAGAAGCTTTATGACTACTTTCAAAGTACACGACCAAGTAGTCCTTATAATGCATGGGGATTCTATATCCGGTGCAGGAAGTGGTGGGGCGATAACAGGAGCTATAACTAAACTTAGAAGTGTATTTCAATATCGAAAGGCTTTGCAAAGAGAAATAGAAGATTCACTGGATGATGATTCACAGATAGAGTTTGATAGTGTTATGATTGGTCATTTTCACAGAATTGATGAAGTAGATATAGGCACAGGAGTATTACTTATATGTGGAACCATGAAAGGTCCTGATGAATTTGCTCTGCAAAGACTTCATGCAGCGACTAAACCTAAACAAATAATTACTTTCTGGGACGCAGAAGATGGTTATAAAAGTAGAGAAATTATATCTTTTAATAAATATGACACCAGCAAAAGAAAGTTTATAGACAAGATTCCTGAAAAGTGGATAGATTTTGTATAATCTTAAATTATGCCCATACATAAACGTTTTGACATAGATTGGTATATTACTAATGACGCATCTGGAAAAAAAGCCGTCACATGTTTTTTACAAAAACAAGGGCTATCTGTTAAAGAAAATTCTAATAAATATGGCATAGACTTAATAACAAATGGTACAACTCATAAGGGACGAGTATTTAGTAGTGTGCCTGTTGAAGTAGAAAGAAGGCAGATATGGGATAAGACCTTTCCTTTTCCTACAGTGCATGTGCCGGAAAGAAAAACTAAGTTTCTTAAACACTATATGTTATATGCAGTAGTTAATTTGAATTTTAACAAAGTTATGTTTTGTTCTTCAGATATTATTAAACAATATAAACCCATAGAAATACCAAATAAAGCTGTGGCAAACGATGAATACTTTTATGATGTTCCAATAACTTGTTGGGAAATTCATGATATTTAGTATAATAACTTATGGCTACTCAAAAATCCGCAGATAGAGAAATTACTCGAATACTAACGTCATTTTTACATGGTGTAGGGGATAGAGTTTTTAAGTTATCTAAAGAAGATGCGATTAAAGTTACTGGAAGTGCTTCACAAGCAGAAAACCAAGTCCAATTAATTAAAGATAAAGGTGGATTTAGATTAGAACTTTCGGGAGGAGTGGTAGACCTTTTGTCTCCAGATGAAAATAATAAGCCTAAAATCTTACAGTCATCTACTTTTCAATCTAAAAGACATTATAGGAAGGCAACTACAGTTGTACCTAAAAGTCCTAGATATAAAGTTGGTTCTTATTTAAGGTCTGGTGGATATGTTAGGGCACATCCTAAAACTTGGAAGCCCGGATTTAGGCCTCGATATGATGAGAGTTCTAACAGCTGGAGAACCGATAGTATAGATACAAATTTTGGCTATCGTATGTCAGCAGTAAAAAGAAAAAACGATTGGGTAGCAGAAAATATGGATAAAATTTTTAGTAAGTTGTCAGATGAAGATATTATTCTAATGGCAATGCATGGAGTTATTCCAGAATATGAATAAGGAGGAAAAGCGTGGGACCGAGTAAAGAACAAGAATATATAATAGCCAGACATTCTAAAATGGTGGGAAAAGTATTAGATTTAGTAGAAGCATCTTTGCCAGAAGGCAATCAATGTGAGAAATTAAAGAAGCTAATACAAGTTCCTTTGTATGATTTTCGTAATGAAATGCTCCATTTTGAAGCAGAAGGCGTACCTGAGACTGACTAATTTCGTATTTTTATAATATAAATCTGTAAAATCTCGTAGGATTTTTTAGTTTGTTGAGTATAATGTAATAACGTTTAAATATAACGTTATATTTAGCTATAAAAAAAAGGTCGGAGGTGGCTTAGACCAACCTTTTATGATAGCGTAAACAAACAAAATCATAGGAGGTTTAAAAACTATGGCAGATATAGATGAAAGGCTTGAAAAGCAGATGGAAGGCACTAATCTTGCTCTAGCCGCTGTAGCCGAAGTCCTACAAAAAATGGACGGAAGATTGGCTAAAGAAGCGGAAGAAGAGGAAGAAGAAGCTGAAAAAGCTGCAATCGAAAAAGCCCAATCTGATTTGGTGAAATCTGTGGCTTCTGAAGTTGTTTCAATGTTAAAAGCTGGTGAAGGTGACAGTTATGCTGGTGCTGACGTTAGTGGAGATGACAGAAAGGCTAGCCCTACAGGTGGTACACCACAAGACGCTGACGACTCAGAAAGCGATGCTGGAATCTCTTCTAAGATAGAAGACCAGCAAAACACAATTCAAGCAGCCGACATGGGTGACGATGATAAAGATGACATCGAAAAAGCTTATGAAAAGGGTTATGCAGCTGCAATGAAAAAAGAAAAAGATGAAGATGAGGACGGTATGGAAAAAGCAGCTCATGGAGATGGTGCTGACGATGAGGCTAAAGATGAGCCTACAGAGAAAGGTATGGACGAAGACGATGATGACATGGAAAAAATGCAGAAGCAAATAGAGTCTTTGAAGAAGCAACTTGCTGATTCAGAAGCTAGCATGCAGAAAGCAGTCCAAGCAGAATCTGAAGCAAGATTAAGAAAGATGGGATTCAGAGAGGAGAATGGATTACAAGCTCCACAAAAGGTAAATGGATTAGGAGTAGATGGTTCAACACCTCTACAAAAATCTGCTGCTACTGATACCCCAGAGCAATTAGCTGAACTTTCTTACTCAGAGCTCAGAAGAATGCAACACCAAATAGAAACTGGTAACACCGATGGTGTTCCTAGGGAACTATTAGGATAATTAAAACAAACTATAGGAGATTATAAACATGGCTAACCCAAGTTTAAGTGAATATCTTGCACAGTCTCAAAGAGGTTTGTATCAGAACGTATTCGGACCTGAATACCTACAGAAACAAACATACTTTACAGTAGATACTGCTACAGGTATATTCAACACAACATATGGAAGAAAAGTTTGGCAAGCACTAAACAACCAAACTAGATTCTTCAACGCTATCCCAAGAGTAGTTTGGGGTAACACAGCTGGTTGGAGGGTAAGAACTGACAGAGGTTCTAGCCGTTCAAGACCAGTAACTGAAACTGGAAGTTTGCCAACAGTTGACGTTTCTAACATTGCTACTGTATCTAGTTTACCTAGAATAGTATCAACCACATTCGGTGCTTCAGTGAAGTCAGTATTCACTGCACAACTAGAAGGTGGTGTTGGAGATGTTCTTGCGTTGGAAAACGAAAATGCTCAGTTAGACCACATCAAAGAAATGAACGAAGAACTTCTAGCTGGTTCAGCTTACTTGACATCAGCAGGTTCTGCAACTTCATTCACAGTTCCAGCAGCAATTGCTAAGAACTTCAAAGTTGGTGACGCAGTAGCTCAGTTCGATACTTCAGCTTCAGGACATGACAGAACTTCTGGTTCCGTTATTTCTGCAGTGAACACTTCATCTGGTGCTGTTACAGTTGCTTCAGGAACTACAT